GACAAAACGCAGGTCGTGAATGCCGCGCTGCTCGGGGAACGGTTGCGACGAAGCCGCAAAGCACGGGATATGAGCCAGGCAGACCTGGCGACGATGCTCGGGTTACCACAAAGCTGGGTCTCGGAATTAGAGACAGGCAAGCGCCCGCATCTTGACGCAAACACGCTGGCGCGCTTCTGCATGGCCCTTGATGTCTCCGCTGATTACCTCCTTGGCATGACGGATGCCACCAATGCTGTCACGCCTCGTGCAACACGGTCCACCAAGAAAGCACAGACCCATGCCCGACACCCCGATGACTGATGACGAATTCCGCCAGCTCGTGCAGCGCACCCTGGGCGAGCACGACAGCCGTCACGCGGACCATGAGGCCCGCATGGCTCGTATGGACCGCCAATACGAGAAACTGCTGGAAGTGCAACTGGACCTGGCGCGCAGTCATGACGAGCACGAAGGCAAAATGGACATGCTCCGCGCCACGCTCGACGCCATCAAGGAGCTGCTGCGGGAGCGCCGCAACTAGCATCCAGGCGGTGCGTCTCGCGAACGCACGGAGGTGCGGCGCCTGCTCGCGCCTGCCCTGGACTGCGATCCAGGGGCGGAGCAGCGGCGCAGGGCGCGCCGGCGGGCGGACGCCGGCGCTTGACACGGCGCGCGAGGCGGGGCATGCTCCTGTGGGAGACGCTTTGAAAAACAATCAATCTTTTTCAAACGGTGCGCGATGTCCCGTGGTGGCAAACGCCCAGGAGCCGGGCGCAAACAAGGCATTCCGAATCGCATGACGGTGACGACCCGCGAGGCGCTCTGGGCCTATATCGAGAGTCAAACGACGCACGAGCAGGATGCCAATCCCTTTCGACGGCTCGTGAGTCGCATGCTGCACACCATGGACGAACAGATCGAAGTGCGCTGTGCCGTAGAATTGGCCGATCGTCTCTTGCCCAAGCTCAAAGCCGTGGAGCACACCGGCAAGGATGGCGGACCGCTCGAAGTCACAGGCCTGTCAGGTCTCCTCACCCACGCGAGAAGTGGCAGCGATGCCCAGGACTAAGCCCCAGCGCCTGCCCACCCCCATAGAAGCCTATCTCGAACTCCGCACGCTCTGGCGCGACGCTCCGCTCCTCTATGTGCGCCAGCGCTTTGGCGTCGAACCCTCCTGGCAGCAGCGCCAGATTCTCGATGCCATCCTTCCCCCAGGCGCGAAGGTGTCGGTGCGCTCGGGCCATCTCACCGGTAAGTCGAGCAGTGCGTCGTGGATCATCTATTGGTTCCTCGAAACCCACGACTATGCCAAAATCCCCTGCACCGCCCCGACCGCGCATCAGCTCGCTGACGTGCTCTGGGGTGAGCTGCGCAAGTGGCAGCGTGCCGCGGACGACGCCAGCGCGCGCCGTGGCGATCCCCCGTATCTGTGGCTCTCCCACCTCTTTACGCTCAAGATGGATAGCCTCTATGATCCTGGCGCACGGGATTGGGCCGCCCTCGCCCGCACCGCCCGTCCCGAAAACCCCGACGCCCTACAGGGCTTTCACGCGGAGCACCTGCTCTACGTCCTGGACGAAGCGTCCGGCATCCCGGAAACCATCTTCGAAGTGGCCGAAGGCGCCATCGCTGGCAAGCACAACCGCTTGCTCATGCTCGGCAACCCGACCAAAACCAGCGGCACCTTTTACCAGTCGCACCACAAAGACCGTGGCGCGTATACGACGATTCATCTGCGCTCCGCAGAGAGCACGCTCCCCACTGCAGATCCCGACTACCGCAACCGCCTGGTGCGTAAATGGGGGGAAGATTCCAACGTCGTCCGCGTCCGTGCCGACGGCGAGTTTCCCAAGCAGGAAGATGATATCCTCATCGCGCTGGAACTCACCGAGCCCTGCACGACGCGCGAGAGGGTGGCCGGTGTCGGGCCGCGCAAGCTCGGGGTGGACGTGGCGCGGTTCGGCGCGGACCGGACCGCCCTGGTGCTGCGTCAGGGTCGCGTGGTCGACCACATCGCCATCTATGCCCGGCAAGACACCATGGTCACCGTGGGGCGCGTCGTGAGTGTACTGGAGGCCTGGCAGGTGGACGAAATCGACGTCGACGTGATCGGCCTGGGCGCGGGCGTGTATGATCGCCTGGCGGAGCTGAAAGCGCAGGGGAAGATCACCGCGCGCGTGGTCGCCGTGAACGTGTCCAACGACCCGCCAGTGCAGCCTATACGCGGCGAGCCGCGCCCGCGCCTCATGCGGGATTATCTCTGGCTGGAGATGGCGCGCTGGTTACGCGAAGAGGAACCCGTCTTTCGTGCGGACGAGCGCGAGGCCTGCGAGGACCTGGCCGGCGAGCTCGCCAGCGTGCGCTACCGCCTCGACAGCGAAGGGTGTATAGTCGTTGAGGACAAAGACGGCATGAAACGGCGCTTAGGACACAGTCCGGACCTCGCGGATGGGCTTGGGTGCACGTTTGTCCCTGGCGAGACGGGAAGGCGTCTCCGCGCCTGGTAGAGGAGGGACGATGCGACAGACCCACACGTACGTGATCCTGCCGCTCAGTGCGGCTGCCTACCGGGAAATCCGCGCCAAGCTGATCGAGGCTGGCTACGGTCACGCCGTTCAGGACGTCGGCACGCCAGACGAAGTGATCGACATGCATGGCATTGCGATCCAGCGCGAACCCGAGGAGGACGCCACCGATGGCTGACACGAACGGCCACACCCTTACCCCCGACCCCGGCGCTGGATCAGGTCCAGAGCTTGCCCCGGACCTGATCCGGGGGCAAGCTCTGCTGCGCCAGTTCGCCGCGCACGCGGCACGCACGCTCCGCGAGGCCTTCGCGCCCTGGCAGTGGCAGGGCCGCCGTAACCTGCCCGCCATTCTCGGCTACAAGCCCGAGCTCACCTACGACGACTATAAGCAGTGCTACGAGCGCCGCGACCTGGCGCATCGCTTGATCCGCGCCTACCCGGAAGCGACGTGGAGCCAGCCGCCGACGGTGCAGGAAGATGACCAGGATGACGTCGAGACGCCGTTCGAGGTTGCCTGGCAGGCGCTGGTCATGCGCCTGGGCGTCTACGCCAGGCTGGTGCGCACCGACGTGCTCGCCAACCTGGGCCAGTACAGTGTGCTCCTCATCGGCTTGCGCGGCCAGCCCGACCTGGCCGCGCCGGCCCGGCCGGTGCGCTCGCCGGACGACGTGCTGTTTCTGGCGCCGTACAGTGAAGAGTTTGCGGAGATCGAGGCGTTTGAGACGAACCCGGCCTCGCCGCTCTTTGGCCAGCCGTCCGTGTACAAGGTCACTTTCAATCGCCAGACCACGTCGTCGTCCCGCACACTGCCGCGGAAAATCGGGTTCGTGCACGCCAGCCGGGTGCTGCACGTCTCCGAAGACTGCCTCGATGACGACGTGTACGGCATTCCACGGCTCAAGCCGGTGTTTGACCGCCTGGAGGATCTGCTGAAAGTCGTCGGGGGGTCAGCCGAGTTCTTCTTCAGAGGTGCCCAGCGACTTATCGGCTTAGAGGGGCTCCCCGATTACCAGTTGCAGCCCGGCGATGAAGAAGCATTCAAGACGTCTATCGAGGAGTTTCAACACCGCCTCAAGGACTACATCCGCGTGGAAGGCGCCACGATCAAGGAACTCAGCGGCCAGGCGGCGAGCCCGCGCGACCATTTTGACGTGCTGATGGATCTCATCGCGGGGACGACGGGCATTCCCAAGCGCATCTTGACGGGCAGTGAGCGGGGCGAATTAGCCAGTACGCAAGACCAGGAAGCATGGCTGCAGCGCGTCAGTCGCCGTCAGACGACGTTTGCGGAACAGAGCCTGCTCAGGCCGCTGATTGACCGGCTGCTGCTGCTTGGGGCGCTGCCGGCGCCGGTGCAGCCGTACAGCGTCGTCTGGGAGAACTTATTTGCGCTCTCTTCGGAGAAGCAAGCGTTGATCGCCAAAGACGTCGCCACGGCGCTGGCGCAATACGCTGGGCAAGGGATGGCGGCAACGGTGGTGCCGGAGCCGGAATTTCGCCAGACGTACTTGGGGTTAAGTGCGGAGTCCGATTTTGCCCTCCCAGATGTCCCTCCGGACGATGAGGACCTCTAGCCTATGCCCCTGACCATCCTCGTCGCCGCACGTCCCGCGCAACGCCGCTTCGTCGATACCCCGTCGCGCGTCGAAGCGTGGCAGCTCCTGCACCGCGAAGCCGACCGCGCCTACCCGCAACTCCGGACCGTCTGGGCGACCGTGTTCGCCGACTACCGCGCCGACCTCGACACCGACGCCATGCGCGCCGCGCTGCGCCGCGGGAATCTCCTGGACGTCGAGCGCCTCATCGCCCCGGCCTGGCGTGCCGTGAGTGATGCGGTGCGTCTGCCGCTCGAACTCCTCCTGCGCGAGACCGCAAGCCGTAGCGCGGAGGCGGTGCTGCCTTACGCGGAAGCCACACTAGGAGCCCAGGTCTCGGTGCAGTTTGGGCGTGTCGTCCCCGAAGCTCTCACCGCTACCCAGACATACGCGGGCACCCAGATCGTCGGCATTGGCGAGACGACGCTCCGGAACGTGCGCGCGGTGATCCGGAGCGGCTTCGAGGAGGGCCGTTCCATGACCCAGATGATGCGCGACCTCGAAGCGTTCGTCGGCCTGACGCCACGCCAGACCGAGGCCGTCGAGGCGCTGCGCCAGCGGCTCCTTGACGCCGGCAAGACGCGGGCGCAGGCGCAGCAGGCCGTAGACCGGGCCGCCAGACGGGCGCTGCAGCTGCGGGTGGAGCAGATCGCTCGTACAGAATCACTGTTTGCTGCGAACGCCGGCCAGCAGGCCTTGTGGACCGAAGCCGCGAGACAGGGGACGCTCGATCCGGCGCGCTTCCTGAGGCGCTGGATTCTCACGCCTGACGATAGATTATGTCGTACCATATGTGCACCGATCCCCAGCCAAAATCCGTCTGGCGTGGGCTTGCATGAGCCGTTCCAGACACCGATAGGGCCGGTCATGTTTCCGCCAGCACACCCGCAATGTCGTTGCGCCGTCTCGCTTATGGCGCGGGAGGGCGCGTGATGCCTGACCACACGGCCGGCCTGCTCACTCTCCTGGCGCGCCATGGCGTGACGCGCGAGGTCCTCGAATTCTGGGTACACGTGCTGGAGAGTCGCACCAACGGCTCTGTCACGTTTCATCACAACGACCAGGGCTACCTGGGGAAGTGCGAACTCAGGCTCGCCGGGCAGGCCGTGGAGATGGACAGCAGTTTACGTTTGACAAATGTGCTGAGTTCTCCGATACTTCGCCAAAATTGTCGCTCCTCGTCATGAGGGGTGGATGCACCTCTGGAACGCCCCAAGTGCCACGGTCTCAGATGATCTCTGGGAGGTGGCGCTTTTTTTTTGCGAGACCCGCATGCCACGCACGACACGGCGCCTCACCATCCAGACTGCCCTGACCGTCCCACCCGCGCGTCTCACCCTGAACAACCGCGAATACCTCACTGCTCCCGCTGTGCTCATTGTGGAAGGTGTGCTCAATGGTGGCTACATGCCCGGCAGCGAACTCATCGCGCCAGACTGGAACAACGTGCCAGTCGTGCTGAATCACCCACTCGATGCGCAGGGCGTGCCGATGAGCGCGCGCACCCCCGAGGTCCTCGCCGCGTCCGGCGTCGGGCATCTCTACCATGCCCGGTTGGGTACGGGGCAACGCCAGGGGCATACGGTCACCAGCTTGCAGGCGGAACTCTGGCTTGACGTCGCCCAGGTGCAGACGGTTGGCGGGGAAGCCGTGCAGGCCATGACGATGCTCGAAGCGCAGACGCCCCTCGAGCTCTCCACCGGCTTTTACTCCTACGCTGAAGAGACCAGCGGCGCCTTCTACGGTGTCCCCTACAGCGAGGTACACCACGATCTCCGGCCTGATCATCTCGCCCTCTTACCCAACGGCATCGGCGCCTGCGACTGGCAGAGCGGCTGCGGTTCGCCGCGCCTCAACCAGCAGTGCACCTGCCATCAGGAGACGCCTATGGACCACGGACAGGCGCGCGGCTGGCGCGGCTTTGTGCACACCCTCAAAACCTTTGTGCAGCAGGAAGAGGCCGGGAGCACGCCGGGTGCGCCGGTTGTCTTCGTCAATGGCTACTACGTGGGCGATGGCACGAACGCGCAGGTGTGCACGCTGGCGCGACAACTGCCGACACCCCCTGTGCGCACGAACCAGACTGACGCTGATATTCGGGAAAGTCTGTACGGAGCACTGGCGCGTGAGATGGCCGTTGACTTCACGCCGATCTTCATCGATGCGGTCGACGTGGCCAATCACACCTTCACCTACCGCCAGGGCGAGCGCTTGCTGCAACGCTCGTGGACCGAGACGGACGGCCAGATTGCCCTCACCGAGGACGCCACGGACGTGCAGCGTCAGACCACCTACCTCACAGTCACCCAACAACAGGAGGCCCCTATGCCCTCAGACGCAGTGAAAGCGCGCGTCACGGCGCTGCTTGCCAGTGATCCACGCTGGAAAGAGACTGACCGTCCCCAACTCGAAGCGATGAGCGAGGCGCAGCTTGCCAACCTCGAACCGGACGAGGCGGCGCGCGCGGCACTGCAGGCGCAAGAAACGCGCAAAGCGGCGGTGATCACTGCCCTCGTGGCGGCCAAGTATCCTCTCAGCGAAGAGCGGCTCCACACGCTCCAGCTCGACGAATTGGAGCGGCTGGTCCCACTCGCCGTGCAGCCGGAGGCCTCCTACGTCGGCCAGGGCCTGCCCGCGCTGCGGAGCCAGGACGGCGGCGAGGAGAGCTGGCAGCCGAAATCTATCCTTGCCAAAAAGGAGTAAGGCTTAGTCGTCCCCAACGGCGAGAAGCAGTCAGTACTCCGCCCTGAAGGGCGAAGCTTGTCGCTGGCGTTTCGCCAGCCGTGTGCGCGCACACGACCGGAAAAACCCGCAACCTTACGCCTACTGACGGAGGCACTTCCTCCTACCACAAGGACAGGAGAACTGAAAAA